TCTTGGATGGCAGAACCACCGGGGAAAGTTTCCACGTTGTTTTTGCGCATGTAGGCCATAAGCGGACTGTGTTTGAATACTTGATCCACCACACCAGGTATGATGTGAACTTTGGCGTACGTGTTGATGATATCGAGGAAAGCCATAATAAACCTCTGAAAAAGTTAATACGTTGTTATTTCACTTTTTCAAGATCCCCAGACAGAAATGCCGCGACTCCTGTTTTCCAAGCGGGAATATTCGATTTCTCACCAAGGTTGGCGCGAGCTTCCAGAGGATGCATATCCGTGGGAACGCTGGCACCAGGAAGCCGCACACCGGAAAGAGCGGATCGCCGCCCTTCTTCTCGTGCCGCTTCCAGTTTAGACTTCATGTCCTCATCGGACCTTTTTTGTCTACGGTCAGAAACGAAAGTATCGTAAGCCTGTTTTAAGGTAACGTGGTTTTCTTGCGCGAAAGCCAGCAGGGATTCTTGATCGAGTGGTTCTTTGAATTCATGCAAATGACGGCCCTGAAGGGTACTCATCTGTGCAAATAACGTAATGCCCTCTTTTTGAATTTTATCCAGATCCCGCTCATGGACTTCCCTGGGAATAAATTTATTGGGGTCAAATTGCGGGGTGGTCTGTTGCGGGGAAGGATTATGATTGGAATTTATTTCCCCGTATTCATTTTTGTAGGCACTAATTTGGTTTTGCATACGCTCGTACTCTTCCTGGTTTTGCTTGACTACGCCAAGCTGTTGTTCGTACCATCCTTGTAATTCAGCATTCTTCGCATCCAGCTCTTTCTTCTGCTGCATGATTGCCTGGGTATTGCGAGAGTAATCCTGTTTTCGAAGGCCGGTATCGGCAACGTAATTTTTGACTCCATCGATTGCGAAAAACTTCTCAACCGCCGCACGTTCGGATTGTGGTAGGTCTCCTGCCTCTTTCATTATTTCTGAAAGGTAGGCTTCGGTGTCAAAATCTGATCTAGGCATTTAACAAACTCCTAATAACCGCCCATAAGACTCGCTTGTGGGGATGGTTGTCCTTGTCCTTGTTCTTCAGGAGAGGGCATTGACTGTGCCAATGATCTCCTGAAATTGGGTATAAAAGCATTAATCAACGCGCCCATCTGAGGGGAAAGCGTTGACAACTGAAGCAATATTTTCTCAACCTGCATCCCGGCTTGCAGCAGCATGGTCTTGTCCCCCATGGGGAAATTAGGCGATTGCTGCTGATTCATGGATGAAGGGATCATATCCGGTGGTAAATTGGGGCTTTGGTCCATTGATATTGGCATAATAGATTCCTTAACTTTCGGAGATTACAGACCGGCCATCACCCTTCATTTGCATATGAGGGGCTTGCTGTGCACTGGGGGGTCTACCCACCTGCGCCTGGGACATGGCCGCTATTTTCTGATCCAACTCACTTCCCAACCGTTCGTTGATTTGCTGGATGTTGGGAACTTCCAAAACCTCCAAAAGGGTGGTATGGTCTATCTCACCCATACGCCTTAGCTGAAGGTGCATCATCTTCTGAGATGTTTGGGCAATGGACAACAAACTGTTTTGAGCGATGTAGAACGGGAACGAATTCACATGTTCTATGGCCCTCTCATTATAAGGACGGGTGTCCTCTGGGTTGGGCATCGGAACCATGTTTCCCGGATCGAAATCAAAATCCTCAAAAGTAAGCCCGTTATCGCCTACCAATTGAACTCTGCGTTTCTGGGAATAAAACTGAAAAATGTTGAATTTGACCTGTTCGGCCATCTCCCGCAGGAATGATTCAATCACTCGACCGCGCCGCCGAATCGCCGGAGTCATAGCCGCCTGGATCTTTTCGATGGAATCGGCAGACGGCAATTGTTTCAAAGCCATCAGATCCCCGATGCCCTTGGTGCCTGACAGGTCATCGATCTGGTCTACGCACATGCGGATTAGTTCGATGATATACGGGGGCACCACTACCGGGTCGGTCAGTTTGATGCCATCCCCCATTACCGGGTTGACTTTGAGGCGCATTCCTTCTTTCTCGGTGTTGAGGAGCTTGAGTACCCCATCGGGAATGGCGTTTTTGTCGGCAATAACTCCAGGTCGCAGGGTTTTCCGTGCAGCTTGGGCCACTTTCGAGACCAATTCCGAGAGCAAGTCGTTGATAGGGATTATATCCTTCAGCACAGACTTCCCGATGAAGCTCCACGGGTACGGGTCCAACACCAGCTTGCAGACAGGGAATTGACCATGCCAGTAAGGATTGGGACCATCGGATAAGATAATGGAACCGGTGCATACGATTAACCTCCCTCGCGGGTACAATTTCTCTCCCGGTGCCACTTCATAGAACCAATTGGTATCGGGATCTCCCATGGGAATACTCTTCATGGAAGTATTGATGCGATTATCCTTTAGATAGATGTGATAAACGTTTACAGTAGGAACGTTCATGTCCTGGGTGGTCTGATCCTGAGATTGCAGTTTTTCAACCGCACTGCGAAAGGTGGTGGATATCCGACGCAGCCGCGCTCGGAATGTCGATCCATCCCGGTCCGCTTTGACCATGAACGCCTTGCCGGGATACTTCCATTTGACGTAGTTTACCGATGTCACCTGGCGGATGATTACGCCCAGACAATCCTGAATCGACCCGCGGTTGACCGGCCGGATGGGAATGATATCTCTGGGGTCCATTGTATTCATGTCCACATCACCTACCCCATTGCAGAGGTGTTGGGACCAGGAAGGCAGGGCATACCCCACCCCCGAAACCAGGGACCAGTTGATCACATCCCCTAACCGCAGGTCGATATCTTGGGTAAGCCACCAATGAGTAACCAGTTTGTTGAGCAGGGATGCCTGCATCTGGTACATATCATTGAAGGTTTTGAAGGCAAATACCGGCTTGACATCGGTCAGAGCAGAGATAATATCGGAATGAACTTTGGAGCAGCGGTTGATTTTGAACCAGGCGGTATCGTCTTTCCGTTTGAGGTTGATGTCCTCGCCTTCCATTATATAAGAGATATTCTTATCGATGTCGTTAAACCCATACTCTTCGCGCAGGAAGGAATCGCCCTCCTGAATGGCATCGTTTAACCACTGAATAATACTCTTGGTATAAGCAGCGGTATCGGACGATTCCGGAATGCTAGGGATTGCCCCTACATTGGTGCCATTATCCACGATGAGTTACACCGCTTTCATCCACATAATTCTTGTGATTTTCCACATCCACGTTCAACATCGATCCGCCATAGACCGGGAAATTAACCCCATGGCGTTTTTCTATCTGCCGCAGCTCGTGTAGAGACCCGATTTCCATCGGCCGACCGTCAATATGGACAGTGGTAAACGATTTGAATGGCCTATTCTTTAGGTTTTGCGATACATCCCAGATGGTTTGCATCCCGCATTTGGGGCAATCGATCTCATGGTAATCCTCAGAATACATGAACTTTTCCGATTTTGTCCCGCAATGGGTACATGCGAATCCATAGTTTGGCATTAGACTTCACTCAAAAAACGATTGATTTCCAGTTGCACCATGTTGTTGATATAGTCCTTAAGAGGCGTGTTATTGAATTCCGCCAACTGCTTGAACCGCACCAACTGTTCCGGGGTAAACGTAAAAGCATTGTTGCCAATCTTAAACTGCGATAGCTTTTCGATGCGCTTGATCAGGTCTTCAGCGTTCTGGATAACGCAATCGAAAATGTCCTGAATCCTGGCCCGTTGGGTTTTGTTGATGACGATCAACGGATCGTTGACATCGTAATCGCAAAACTTCAAGAGCAGCTTATTCATGTTCTCTTGAGTTTTTACCCTCAAAAATATTTCATCGGGAAGGTTGACAATCATATTTAGGCCACATCCACCATGTCGGCAGGAGCCTTTCCAAATATCTGAGTTCTAATGGGTTGCTCTTCATCGCGCCGATGAATTCCCGCGAGTATCTCTGGTATACCATCCTCGCCATCCTTGGAGGTTAATGGTGTCTTGAGCAGGATTGTATCGTACTTTTCTCGGTTGTTTGCTTTGATAGTCATGGTCTTCTCCTTACTAATATAATAGTATACCATGAAACAAAAAAAGGCATATATCTCTATATGCCTTTGGTTTAGGACGCTATCTTAGCAGTTGATTAGCAGTCCATCCGCCTGACGTAAAAAACCGGGACGGCATAAAGCGCATCCCGGTTCTTGGAGTCAATCACGAATGACGTTAATAATATACCATATTGTGCATATCGGCATCCACCTCGTCGGCGGAAACGTCCATTTGCTGGAAAGTTGGTTTGGTCAGAGAGGAATAAAGCTCCTCTTTTTGGGTGGTAGCCACCTCGGTATTGAAAGTTGAAATCTCGCTGGAGCAGTAAAGGGAGATGAAAGCCGCGACTACCCGGTCGTCGTGGCAGTTCACCGCCGCTTTCATCTTCATTCGCTGGGCATCGTACTCAAAGTCGGAAATTTCATCGATAAGCCAAGGGGAATTGATTCGCCATTGATAAGCTTTGATCTGCTGGATGGCACGAGCAAGCATCTTGGGACGGGTGTCTGCGTTTGTATTCCAACCCAAACGCTGAGACCATCCACCCCTGACCTTGTCATAGTACCGCTGCTGATAAAAGTAGGACCAGTCATACTTTGTTCGCAACTCCATTTGCACCACGTCTCCACGGTTCACCTCGATTACCATTAAGGGTTCATCACCTGAAACGGTGTAGAGCTTCCCGATAGAGTAAAGAATCGGGGCCAGCTCCAATCCGTTTACGTTGCCGCACCACTCCGCCACCTGCTCATCGGGCCGGGTGCTGGTGCCCACCCGGTTGACCTCCACCGCACAGCGGTCCTGCCCTAGCCCTTCGGAGGTGTCCACCCCGATCACATACTGATGTTCCGATTTAGGGCCTTCCCACATCAACAGCAATCCCAGGGGTTCCTCTTGAAAGTTCCAATCGACCTTTCGGAGTTTGTACTTGGGATCGATGGTGAAGGCTTCAGACATGCCTTGTCCTCGATTTCCTGGTATTCAATTGCTCCATCCTAATCTTTTCCGAATCGATCTTCGGACCCAATACCTCATACGCCGAAGGGTAACTCGACTTCGACCTTAAATAATCCAGCGTTTCCCATGAAAATACCGAACTGTTAGCCGAGCGGAACGCCTCCTGGGGAGTGGCCGCATACTCGCAAAAGAAGATCCCGGTGTTGCCCTTCTTCATGTACTCTTTGCGAGTGAATTCCCAAAAGTACAACTGATCCTTGGTCAAAATGGTGGTCTTACCGCGCATCCACTTGGCCGAATCCCGAAACACCTGCCGCTCGTGCGCCTTGGTTATCTCGTCTGGCTCCCATCCGTCGGGTGCCGGTTTGGTGTACGTACCCGGCTCCGCATACCATGGTACGAAAAATGGTGTGAATCGATTGGCACCATCCAAAGTGTCATTGAAAAAACTATGCCACCACGATCCCCGGTACTCACCTGTACTTTCCATGAAACACATTGTAGATGGCAAGCGTGGTAGGGCTGGCATGAGACCGTCATCGATTTGATCAGTATCCTCCCACTTTTCAAGTTCAGATAGGTGTGCCCCGTGAATGGTTTTACCTCGACCGATATCTGCTTTGAGATTTCCATATTGCACCAAAATCATGGAATCCATTTCGTTAAAGTACATCTGGGTGCCCTTCACGTGGTACTCCCGTTTTGGTTTCAACCACCAGGGAGAATGGTCGTACACCCGCTCCATCATATTGAAAAGGTATTCCGATTGCTTGGCTTCGTCGGCGGCCAATAGCCCGTTGAAGCCGTGAGTGAAGAATGCTTTGTGGGAGAGTACCAATTCGAACACGGTAGAGTTGTGGGATACAAATCCATTGGCTATGAATGTTTTCGTGGACGTTTGGAGATCGATCATTCTTTGAGCTGGAAGGTGTTCTATGGATATAATCTTCTTCCACCCTCCTCCTATTCTTTTACCAGGGAGAGATTTGCCAACCCACCAATTTTTCTTAAGAAATCTAGTCGGCTTAGCTTTACCGATCAATCTGAATATTTCACCCATCCTTCCCAACACCAACTTGTGGACAGGTTGATTTCCAAGCTTAGAACTTTCTCCACCTTTTCTATTATCAACATCAACCCGGACGGAATACCCCCTACTTTTTAAATAATCGAAAGCTCGGTCCAGCACGTCACCTTTAACCTGATACACACATAGTTCTCCCCCCGCTCTTTTCTTTCCCCGCAGAGATCCTTCCCCATCCATGAACCCGGACATCCACCCATCTTCGTATGTTTTCTCATTACTCCATGGATCGGTTATATGCCTTATCTCATTTCCAACTCTCATTTTCCCAACTTTAACCCAGGCACTATAACCGTTCCTCTTAGAAAGAAACCTGTGATCTGAAGTGGCCTCGATCACCTCTCCGTTGTCCATCGTTATTTTGATAACTGGATCGAAAACCTCTCTTTTTGCTTCGACAATGCATGACCTTAATTTTCTCTCCGGTTTGCAACTCTTTCCTCTTTTTTTTAAAATACCACTTTTTCTTCTTGAAGCTGCCTTGTTTTTATATATCCTAAGCTCCTCATCTGTTTCTCCTTCATCAATTGATATCAACTCATCCCCAACACGAACGTCTTTTATCTCAACCCAATACATGTTTGTTGTTAATATCTTTGTGTTTTCCTTTAAGCACATACCCAATTGCCGTGCCTTCAGGTTGGAAATCATTATGCCGTCTTTGCGAGCGTTGGTGGTCTCTTCCAGATCGCTCATGATCTCATGCAACAACTGCTGGGAGGACCACGGCTCGTAGTATTTAGGCGGTCCAGGGGCTTTGGTTTTGATTCGGGCATAACGCAGCGCCCAATACAAAAAATCCACACTGCACATCAACTGCTCATTGCGGATGAACCTTTTCTCCTCCGGAGTCAGTTCGCGCAGGTAGACTTTCCCGTCGTATATCGGCTCCAGAGCTTCGGCCATCTCCCGGCACGCTTCCTTCTGATAGCGTTTCAACTTTAATCCGGAGGTCCGTTCCAGCTCGAAAACCGACTTTTCGATTATGTTTTTGGAGTACATTCTTCTTCCGGGATCGCATTGATTGAAATGGTTCCCTTCTTGGCCGACTCCTCAAACGAAGGATGTCCGCCATGCTGATTCATATTTATGTTTACTCTGTTATCCGTGTTCTTGCCAGGCAACATTCCGCACAGTTCAAGAGCCACGCGCTTATCCAGGTGCGAAGATTCAGGATCTTCCGCCCGGACCATCGTGGATTCCACTACCCCCTCCGTGTGTTTGGCAATGACATCTGCCGACCGGCAGAACGCTTCCACCAGCGCCCCTTCCCGGTATATCTGGACCATTTGCTGCATGTTCAAGCCGCAGGAAATGGCAATGGTTTTGATGCTTTTCCCCTTGTTCTTGGGGTTCATCAGCTCTCCGTGGAACGCCGCAGCCTTGTCATCGGTAGTCGCCGCGTATCCCACCAGAGATGTTATTTCATTTTGGTTGCTCAACTTGTTCCTCTTCATCATCCGGATAGGAAATCATGGCGGAGTAGTCTGTGTTCTTGGAGTTGTCGAAATAGCGGCTGCGAAGCGAATTACCATTGCGGGATAGATGCTCTTCCAGCAGATCGGCAATCCTCTTGAGTTGCTCTACGATCTCTTTGGTGGCGATATTGAAGGTCAAAATAAGTCCATTTGCCTACACCAGGCTAATTTAACCGGTTGATTCTCGTAGCGAGGAATATAAATCCAAACCATATGATCTTTTCGCCGATAATATAAGAACTTCTTACCCATGGAATCTACCCCTTTGAATGGTTCTTGAAATTCGTCTTTATCTTCCTCGGAACATCCATCCATCACATAAATCCGCATTCCAAATCCATCGTCGAAAACGGTTTTATCTTCGTTGTCCCGGTAAACATTCCATTGTCCATTGGCAATAATTTCACCAATAGTTCCAAGGGGGGTTTTAATGGTTTTCATGTTCATAAGTTTTTTGCACCCCGGCAGAGTCACGCATCAAAGAATGCCCTGCCGGGGCAATAACACAAACAAGATAGGATTGGAAATATTATATCACAGGAACGTCGCTTCTACTAAATCTCTCGGCCCTTCCATGATGGGATGCTGGCCAAAGTTTCCGCTAATTACCCTGGCCGCAGCCGCACCGTAGAGTTCCCAGACCTTCGGGGATTTCATGGTCTTATAGCATGTAGTCAATCCGTAGGTCCAAGCTCCTTGGTATCCTGTTCTAATAAAAGCATCCGCAGCGGTTTCGTTTTGCTTACATGCCGCTAACAGCACATGCTTCATGGTTTTATCCACGTTGTAAATCCGATTCTGTTTCACGCCAAACCGGTTGGTATTCTGATTGGGTTTGGGATGTAAAGAGTTGGGCGCATGTAGATATCTTCCTCTTTGCAAAGAAACTACACTGCGGCTCATTCCTCCCGAAAAGCAGGAATCCAAAATGATAGTCAGCCGGGTGCTGGAATCCTTACCGGCCAATATTTCCTTCAAAACCGTATCGGTAAACGGAAAATCCCAGTGATCTTCGTAGTCATAGGGACAAATCAGCTCTTGAGTGATCCCCTTTTGATCTTTGATTTGCGATCCATGCCCAGAAAAGTGGAAAACCACGTTGGAATCCTTGCGTTTTACCAAAAATCCCAAAGATTCAGAGATATTCCTTGCCATGGCCTGACTGTTTTTCAAAACAGTGATGTCTTTGTCCAAAAAACCACCGGAAATCAGCATTTTCTTGACATTATTCACGTCATTGATGCAGCCTTGCAGTTTATTATCGCCTTTATAGGCGTTTATCCCTACTAAAAGCGCATATTTGTTACTCATTTTTCCTCAATTCGAAATGGGGCCGGTCTCTAAGAGTTTGCCAGTCACCGCCCCAGGTTAATCCAAGTTTTTTTCCAATATTGCCTACTTTAGACCACAATTCATCATCATCCCAGACCGCTTTTCCATCCACCATCGGCACGCAATCGTAAGCATCGCCGGTAAGATGATTGGATTTCATGGTCATTGTGACAATCCCACCAGGAACTTCTACTAATCCTTGCTGTTGCCACAATTCAATCTCATTCACTATATGACGGGTCACCTGAATGGGTAATTCATCTATCCTTCGACCTTGAGCGTAGAGCAATGCCTGATCTTTTAAGGTGCGCCGGGTGTTGTAAACCAGTAAAATGATCCCCTCTTCCTGGCAATTCTTGATATGATCTCGGCATAGCTTGCTTACTTCCAGATTCAAATTAGAAATCAGTCTACTCATTGTATTTTTCCTTGTACCATTTCTTTACTGGAAACTCTTTATCGCATTGGGGCTGTATCTTATCTTTAACTTTACCAATCGCCCCACATTTACAACATTTTACATGAAAATTGGGGGGATTGTCGCTGGTTTGATAACCGTCAGGATGTAAGCAATGTTTGCAATCTTTGCTTTCTATCCATCCAAGATCGTACATTATCTTAGCCACCTTCAAAAGAATCGCAAGTAGCGTACCCATCTACAGACTTTTCATATTTCTCACACCGAAAAGCCATCGTTCCCCATCCTTGGCTTTTCCCAAAATTACAAGCCGCGCAGCAATCCGATGTTTTGTAATGTACCGCCTCTTGCCATTCATTTTTATCATCATATTCTATCATTTCAACCATCGCTTTCCATCCGGCTCGATTCCCAGCTCTCCCTCCCAGGTGCATACATAACACCGTGCGGATAGCGCCTCGGAATTGTGGTCTAGTTCATGATCCATTACCAGATAAGCGGGAACTCCGCACCGGGGGCAAAGTTCCTTGATATCTCTGGTGGTTGGCTCCCTGGTCACTTTAAATAATCCTCGTAAAGATCGCATACGTAATCCTCAAAGATATCCGCGTCATGTTTTTTGCAAACATATGCTTCTCTGAATTTACAACTTGCACAAGAAGATCCGCGCCGGTACCCATAATCCCTCTTCCACTCTGCGTCTGATTCTCGTTCCTCATCCATATTCAATAACCTCCTTAATTGTTCTCTGTCCTGATTCTCGACGAAATCATGGAGTTTTCCAACAAATTCTTCATCCATATCATCCATTCAAATCCAAAAATTGTTCCAGGTTTGGCGGTCGATAAGACGGTGGCTTTAACACCTTCCCATCACTTCTGAATGTTACCTTACCATCAGGCCCTAATTTGCTCATGTTGCTGCAATGCACCTCATCGAAGCATTTGTCCAATGGGATTCCAAAAGCCAGACCGCAACCGTAGATCACATAAAGCAAATCACTAAGAGAATCTGCCAATTCCACAATGTCTCCATCTGAAAATGCTTTATCGAATTCCCTCATCTCCTCATGAATCAAATTCCAGCGCATGATCGCCGTATTGACATCCGGAAACCTCGGAAACGACTGCACCTCCTGGCCCATCGCTACCATGAATTGTCTAACTTTTTCGTAGTTGGTCATAGCCTTTCTCGTCACATAAAAAAGAATCACATACGTAATATGGCCAAACTTCCACC